GTAGAGTTTTAGCGCAGCGTATGACTAACGCGGCGGCTGAAGTCTTATCTCTGAACGGTCAACTTATCGGAACAAAAAACCATCCGATCATGACGAATCGCGGATGGATTGACTTACAAAATATCCGCAAAGATGATATTCTTGTGCATCAACACACAGGAGTTTCATCATGGGTTTTCCGAGCAAAGTTGGCGTGGTCAAGGAGTCTGTTTACTTTAACGGATACAAGTACAACCGGTATCCAGAAGCTAATAAGCTGGCTCACAGGCGGTACTTTACCAAGGCTGGCGGCGGCTTACTGCACCGGCATGTTTGGGAGTTTCACAACGGGGTTATTCCCGCAAAGCATCACATCCACCACAAAGACGGAAATTGGTCGAACAACGACATTTCCAACTTGGAATGTCTCACCGTCTCTGCACATGGGGATGAACATTCTGAACAGCGCAGCGCAAACGCCAAACGGCCTGAGAGCCTGGCACACTTGGAGGCTATTCGGCCTAGTGCCGCAGCTTGGCACTCATCTCCAGAAGGTTTGGCTTGGCACAAAGAAAACGCTCACGCAGCTTGGGAAAACAGAAAACCAGTTGAGCACACATGCAAACAGTGCGGCATCATCTTTCAATCGCTCAAAACGACAAAGGTGTATTTCTGCGGTGGCAAATGCTCTGCAACGAATTGGCGAAAAGAGCACCCAGACTATTACACCACTGAAGCAAAGGCAAAGCGTCTACAATCTAACCGTTGAGCACGCCCACAGTTACTATGCTAACGGAATTTTGGTTCATAATTGCGACGCGCTGAGCTATATCGACCAGTTAGCGGTGACAAGCTATTTTGAGGAAGAAAACGAAGATTACGTGTGGAAGCCGATGGACATCATTGCGGGGATTTGATGGATTATTTAAGCAAGATCACAGATTTAGAAAAGTATAAAGATTTTACTTTTGATAACAAGAAGTTATCTGCTGATTTTCGTCCGTTAAACTTTGATGCTCTTTTAAATGCTGGCGCTGTCCGAGTAACTAATCGTGGGCTAGATGGTGGAAAATACGATCCAAGTCCATTGGCTGGATTTTCATTGGTTTCTGCATACAACGACGCTGTTGGTGAAGGAACTCGTCAATGGCCTGCAAATCCAGAGGCTTATGATGTAGTTCGAGATATGTTTACGACTCGTCCGCAGGACATTCAGGCTCATAAATACTTACAGATATTGCAATCTGCGCGTGATCTAGGACTTAAGGATTCGGATATTTTTGCGCCTATAGTAAACTCTGCGCCAACAAATCCTATGTATGCCGATCCATTTGTAGATACGACAAGGTAATATTATGGAACAAAACGAATATCAGCAACCCACTGAAAACGACAAAGAACTGACAGCGTTTGTCGTTGACCACTGCGACCGGTGGCGGGATTATCGAAACACCAATTTCATGACCTCATATCTTGAGTATGAGCGTATTTTTCGTGGTGAATGGGCATCTGAGGACAAAACGCGGGAATCAGAGCGCAGCCGGATTGTAACTCCCGCAACACAGCAGGCCGTTGAGACTCGCCATGCTGAGATTATGGAGGCGATCTTCGGCCAGGGTGACTTTTTCGACATCAAAGACGATTTGCAAGATGTAAACGGCAATCCGCTGGACGTTGAGGCTTTGAAATTGCAGATGATGGAAGATTTTAAGATAGACAAGATCCGCAAGTCTATTGACCAGATTGAACTGATGGCGGAAATCTACGGCACTGGCATTGGCGAGATCATTGTCAAGACGGAGCAGATATTTGAACCGGCAACGAAGCCGATTCCGGGCGAGATGGGGCAGGCGGCGATTGGCGTGGTGGAAAAAAGCCGCATTGCGGTGAAGATTGTGCCTGTAAACCCCAAGAATTTCCTGTTTGACCCGAACGGCACGACGATTGATGACTGCATGGGCGTGGCGGTGGAGAAGTATGTCGGTATCCACAAGATTGTGCAGGGCATGGAGATGGGTATCTATCGCAAGGTAGATATTGGCACTGCTTCGGAGGACACTGATCTGGAGCCGACGCAGGAAGTGACGCAGTATCGTGACCAGAAGGTGCGCGTTCTGACCTATTACGGTCTGGTGCCTAAAGAGTATCTTGAGAATCTTGAGGAAAACAAGGAAGTTGTTGAGTTGTTCCCCGATAGCAGCGTGGCGGATGACTATTCCAACATGGTCGAGGCCATTGTGGTCATCGCAAATGATGGGGTGCTGCTGAAGGCTGAAGCTAATCCTTACATGATGAAAGACCGTCCGATTATCAGCTATCAGGACGACACTGTGCCGAATCGCCTGTTGGGGCGGGGGACGGTTGAGAAGTCTTACAACATGCAGAAGGCGATCGACGCGCAAGTGCGTAGCCATCTGGACAGCCTGGCTCTGACCACATCCCCGATGATGGGCCTGGACGCAACCCGTCTGCCGCGTGGCGCCAAGTTTGAGGTGAAGCCCGGCAAGGCGTTCATGGTCAACGGCAATCCGGCTGAGATTCTCTATCCGTTCAAGTTTGGCGAGACTAGCCTGAACAACATGGCGACTGCCAAGGACTTTGAAAGGATGCTGCTGCAAGCCACTGGCACGATGGACAGTCAGGGCATGGTGAGCCAAGGCAACCGCGACGGTGCGGGAATGAGCATGGCGGTAGCGACCATCATCAAGAAATACAAGCGGACACTGGTAAATTTTCAGGAAGATTTCCTGATTCCGTTCATCCAGAAGGCGGCGTTTCGGTTCATGCAGTTTGACCCTGAACGGTATCCGAGCGTGGATATGCGCTTCATTCCGACTGCGACCTTGGGCATCATCGCGCGAGAGTATGAGCAGCAGCAGTTTATTGGATTGCTGCAAACCCTTGGCCCCGATACGCCAGTGCTGCCGATTATTCTGAAAGGCATCTTGAACAACAGCAGTTTGAGCAACCGTTACGAGTTGATTGCGGCGCTTGACCAGATGAGCCAGCCTAACCCTGAAGCACAGCAAATGCAGCAAGTGCAGCAGCAGCTTGCACTCCAAGCAGCGCAGGCCGCCATTGCTGTGGACACGACGCAGGCCGAGCAGAATCGGGCAGAGGCAACCAAGCTGATGACCGAGGCGCAGCTTATGCCCGGTGAGACTCAGGCCAAGATACTGGCGGCGACCACCAAGAATCTGCCGCAGGGCAACGAGTCCAACGAGTTTGATAAACGCGTGAAGATTGCGGAACTGATGCTCAAAGAAGCGGACATGAAGAACAAGAGCAAGATTGTTGAGTTGCAGATGTCAAAGGCGAAAGACGATGCGGCATCGACGGAAGAAGATTTCCTGTCTCAGCTAAACGGAGCTTTGAGAAGTGGCAGTTAATCCAAACATTATTGGCATTGCTGGTTAATAGCATTAACGCTTGCGTGAGGAATAAATATGGATCTCAATAAAATTCTTGAGGGCAGCTTGGACGAGATTGCCGACAATATTTTCAATGAAAGTAAAAATGCAAGGGATAAAGCAAATGCAATCCAGAAGCAACGCATTGGCGAGAATGTCCAGTATGTCATTGACGCGCTGAAAAAGATTGAAACTGATCTACGCGGCGAGTATGGCGACGTTGCCGACAAGCTATCGGAGCGCATTGCATCAATCAGAGATGGTAAGGACGGGCGCAATGGTTCTGATGGTCGCGCTGGCAAAGATGGCCGAGCCGGGCGTGATGGGCTGGCTGGCTCAAAGGGTGCAGATGGCTTGCCGGGCCGTGATGGTCTGGACGGTGTTGATGGCGTATCGGTCATGGATGCCAGCATCGACTTTGATGGCTCTCTGATTATTTCTTTGTCCAATGGGCGCGTTATCAATGTGGGCGAAGTGGTGTCGCAAGACTTGGCTGACAAGATTCAGGTCATCTCCACCATGTCCACTAACGGCGCTGTGGGCATTCAAGACGAAGGCACCACGATTTCAAGCGGTGTTAAGAACATCAATTTTGTTGGTGCGTCAGTCACAAGCACAGCCTCTGGTGATAACGTCACTGTAAACATTGGCGCTGCTGGAACTGGAGTATTTGACGCAGGCACCGCGCTGCTTCCGTCGATTACTACCACGGGCGATCTTAATACAGGCGTTTACTTTCCTGCGGCTGATACTGTTGGGATAACTGCGGGGGGAACGCAGAGAGGGAGTTTTTCATCAACTGGACTCGCGGTCACCGGAGCGATTAGTGCAACAAATGCAACTATCGACGGCGGCGCTGGGTCATCACTTACAATATTTCGGCTTGGTGCCGCGCAGTCGGGTAATTTGATTTCAATGAGAAATGCTGCTGGAACAGAGCTACTCTCAGTGAATGGTAGTATCACCACTTTAACAACTCCATCTATTAACATAACCAGTGGCTCTATACTGAACTACGTTGGCTCCGGGTTTATCCGTGGAGCCGGTAACTTAAAAATACATGATACTCATAGCGGAAACATTGAAATGGCCGTTGGAGGTGGCGTTGTCCTAATAGGCAGCGCCACAGCCGTATCCGGCGCAAAGCTGGAAGTAACCGGCACCCTAAGCGCAACCGGCGTCGCCACCTTCGCAGCAGGCACCGCAGCACTACCCTCAATCACGACTTCAGGTGATACGAATACCGGGGTTTACTTCCCTGCGGCTGACACTGTTGGGATTACGGCGGGGGGAACGCAGCGGGGGGCATTTTCCTCTACCGGCCTGCAAATAACCGGGTCGGTGGGCCAAGGGGTTGCCCCCACAGCCGAGTATGGTTATCGAATGAGTTTTGTAGGGGCAACTGCGGCTATTCAGTATGGCTTTTTCATTGATGCGTTTAGTGATTCCGCAGGCACTTCCGCTACTATTGCCATTCGCGCTAGAGCGCGGACATCGGCTGCGGTATATACGTCGAGTTCGGCAATAGGACTTGCTGTAGAGGGTCCTGCTGCGGGCGCTGGTTCAACAATTACATCCGCCTTCGGTATTCAGGTTCAAGACCAAACGGTTGGCACCAACAATTATGGAATTCAAACACAAGTCACCAGCGGCACAAACAAATACAACATCTACGCCAGCGGAAGTGCACAGAACTACTTTGCTGGCACCGTTGGGATTGGCACTGTATCACCTAACGCCTCCGCAATCCTAGACGCGCAAAGCACGACCAAGGGCGTGCGGATGCCCAACATGACCACGACACAGAAGAACGCCATTGCCTCTCCTGCCGCTGGTCTGATGGTTTATGACACGACATTGGCAAAGCTCTGCGTTTACACAACCGCTTGGCAAACTATAACTTCAGTCTAAAGGATAAATCATGACCACTTGGCTAATCGAACAGATGGATTGCGCCGTTCAGCAGGATGGTGAAACCGATGCAGTAATTACCGCAGCATGGCGTTGCAATGGTGAGCAGGTCGATGGTGACCAGACCTACACCGGCACTATCTACGGCTCTTGCAGCTTCACTTACAAGGGCAAAGACTTCATCCCTTATGACCAACTGACTGAGGAACAGGTTTTGGGCTGGTGCTGGTCAGGCGGTGTGGACAAAGATGCGACTGAGGCGGCGGTTCAGGCGCAAATTGACGCTCTGATTAACCCTCCGGTTGTTATCTTGCCGCTGCCTTGGAGCGTCTAATGGATACCAAAGAAATTGAACTGAAACTGACTGTTGCTGAAGTAAACGGTGTTCTGAGCGCACTTGGTCAGATGCCGTTTGTGCAAGTCTCTACCCTGATTCAGAAGATTCAGCAGCAGGCCGCACCGCAAGTTCAGGCCGCACCGCAAGTCGAACCGCAAGTCGAACCGCCAGCCGATAGCTGAAATGGACAAAGAACTCCAAAAATACTACGAAGAACGCTTTTCCATGATGGGCAGTCATGGCTGGAGGGATTTGACTATTGACATTGATAATATGATAGATTCCCTCAATAATATTGGCTCGATTGCTGACGAAAAGACTTTGCATTTTAGGCGCGGCGAGATGTCTATCTTGATCTGGCTGAAAAACCTTAAGGGTGTCAGCGAACAGGCATACGAGGAATTGAATGAGAAGAATGTATGAGTTTGTCTGCGAAAGCGGACATTTGACGGAAAGCCTGGTGGCTTACGAAGTCGCGGATTTGCCCTGCTGGTGTGGAGGGAAATCCCGGCGTATCATAAGTGCAGCAGCTATTAGCCTGGAAGGGTGGTCTGGTCATTTTCCCTCTGCCCACGGCAGATTTGACCGGATTCACCGTGAAAAGCTAAAAGCAGAACGTAAGGCCAACGCGTAAGCGTTGTTTATAAACCCGCAAGTCGGGATAAAGAATTTAACTCATAAGCAAATTTGCCGAGTTATTCTCCTACTGAAAAGGTAAAAAGTATGTTGATTGACAAGGAATTAGAGGCGCTGAGTGAGCTAGAGGCCGAGGAGCAAAAATCTGACCTTTCCACAAAACCCGAGCTTCCTGAGAAATATCAGGACAAAAGCTTAGAGGAAATTGTGAAAATGCACCAAGAGGCTGAAAAGCGGATTGGGAAGCAGGGCCAGGAATTTGACGAAGTCCGCAAATTGGCTGACGAGCTGCTCAAGCAAAACCTTAGTTCTAAGCAACAACCTACAGAAGCAGAGCCGGAAGTAGACTTTTTTGAGAATCCGCAAAAGGCAGTTCAGGCAACAATCGACAAGCATCCAGACGTTCTCGCGGCCCGGCAAGCTGGCCAAGACTTC